AACGTCTTTGAAGGGCATAATACCCATGGCAGAAATACTCGAAATTATGCCTAAGGATAATTTTTGCATACTGTGTGCCAAATGTAAATTTTCCTCTATTCTCTCATACCAAAACTAAGCGGTGTTGTACACAAAACTGTCTGGCGCGTTACAATGAAATCACCAATGGCGAAAGCTCCACCAATGAAAAAATGGCTTACTTTTTACAGTAATCCATTGAAATTTATGGTGGAGATGGGGACCGTTAAAAATGCTCCATAGTATAGTGAATTATCTTGGATAAAAATTTTTTCATTTTTTTATTGCCCCTAAAGTTGCCCCATCTTGTGTAGCTTGTCCCTTTATCCTTAAAAAAGCTCTTCGCGGGGCTCGTGGCCCTCTGCACCGGAACTCTAGGCTCTCAGGGGGTAAGGAATGGAAGGCACGGATAACTCCTCAGCTTCCAGAATGCAAGCGGCGATCGCATATGACTGTTGCGGTACGATACCGTTGCCGAGGGCCTTGAGGCGTTGCGTCCAGATCGGTACCAGCTCACGGGGAAGTAGCTTCACGCCGCCGGGTCTGTCCAGCCTTCCGGCACTCCCATCATCCACTCGATGAACGACGGGGCCGCGATATGCTTCCCGTGCGGACGCTTTTCGCGCCCGGTCAAACCGTATTCCAAGCCAATCAGATACGCGGACAGATTGCTGGTGCTCTCCCATGATTCGTTCGAGCGGAGCAAGAAGCCGAGCCCTTCCGTCAGCCCGCTGACTGTGGGGGTAGGCAACAATGAACACCCTTTCACGATGGTGCGGGGCGCCAAGGGCGGCTGCGGGGAGTACTTCCCATTCAGCATCGTACCCGAGCGCGACCAAGTCCCGCATGACGATCTCAATTCCGCAGGAGAGCAGGCCCCGGACATTTTCGATGATAACGTAACGGGGACGGATTTCCCCGATAAGCCTTGAGTACTCGTACCACAGCCCGCTCCGCGTCCCTTCTTTGATACCTGCACGCTTGCCTCCCGAACTTACATCCTGACATGGAAAGCCGCCGCACAGGATGTCTATGTGCGGCAGGTCTGCACCGTTGAGCGACCTTACATCATTATATATGGGTACGTCCGACCAGTGCTTTGCCAAGACAGAACGACAAAACGGATCGACCTCACAAAAAAAGGCGTGCCGCATCCCTGCCCACGAGAGGCCGAGGTCACAGAGCCCGACGCCTGAGAACAGGCTGCCGACGGTCAATTTCTTCATTGTTCAAGCTCCTGTGGCCGTCGTGCGGCTCGGAGCCGGGGATCATGTCCCTCACGTATTTGATCTCCCCACAGCGGGGGCATTTGATTTCAAGGGCGATTGCCGTTCCTTTCGCCAGCAACCGCCCGCAGTTGCCGCACCGAATCTCTTTTTCAATCCCTCTCATTCGTTGAAAGTCCTATCTTGCGCCCCCGAGCATCGCCTGATAGCCTTTGCGCGCCCCTCGCTATGGGCACTCAACTGCAGGCGGAAACCTTGCACGATGCGGTAATCATCGTGTGGGGCCGTGGTCCGGCGTCTCTCCGCCGGGCCGGTGGGGGAGGCTCCAATCCCCCCCGCCTCTGCCTGAAAAGATTATAACGGGTTACGCTTCCGGGGTCACGCGACGCAACTCCGGCGGCGACTGCCTCCCCTCCCTCTCGCTCTCATAACTGCTTTTGCAGTGTTCCCTCTGCCAGAAGAACAGCCCGTCCACCACGCGCCGGGGCCATGCCCTCACCCCGTCCCGCGCCCAGCGGTAACAGCGCGAGGACAGGGTTTCGTCCGGCCAGCCGCCGAGGAGCGTATTGAGAAGCTGGTCAACGGCGATCAAGGTTCGTTTCCCGTAGGTCATGCGGCTTCAACCTCTTCCGCCGTGGTCGCTGCCTCCACAGCCGCCTTGCGTTCCCCGCCGCGCTGCATCGTCCCGTTCTTGTGCTTCATGGCCCCGCCAGCGTAGAGTGCGAGGAAGCCCGATGCGTCGAACGTCAGGCGTACCATGTCGCCGCCCGGCACCGTGTAGGCGTTCCACGTCACTGAGTCCGGCAGGCCCGGCATCCCCGCCTGTTTCATGATGCAGACGTTCGCCGTATCCGCAAAATTCTGCTGGTCAAAGGCATCATAGCTGAAATGATAGGTCACCCCGTCTACGGTATAGTCGAATCCGGCAAGGATGGCGGTCGACGCTTCCGCGTCGATCTGTGCCTTTTTTTCTTCTTTCAGCTCATTGAGCGTCAAGGCGGGATAACCAAGAACTACCTTTCCGGTGTTGTCGATATACGCATGAAATCCAGCCTTCGCCCACTCCGCATCAGATACGACGAGATCTGCTTCTCTTGATTGAGTAATGGCTTCAAGCGTTCCCACATCACAATACGCCACAGCCACATCTTCTTCTTTTTTGATATAAATCATGACTACGCTCCGGGGAAACATCTTACTACGCCTGAAATGCGAGAGCCATTAACTTGCCCTTGAACGACAATTCCGGATCTGACAAACGCGGAAGGAGAATCACAGGGGTTTGCGCTGTCTTCCCCGTACATCCTTGCCCTGCTTACCTCCGCCCCGTTAACAAAAAGCTTGATATGCCCCCAGCCTGATCCGGTTACGAAGATAACCGCAAGGCCATCGAACGGCATGGTAAAATTGGCATTAAGGGGAAAATCATTATAAGCTGCATAATTGATACTGACTGTTCGTGCTCCACCAGCGGAATTGGCATAGTTCACGCTGAAATTTGCGGGGTTGTAGACGTACATGTTGACGCCGTCATTGCCTCCCCACAGCCAACCGGGTTGGCCTCCCTGCCCCGCCCAATTCCAGACGGTATCGACGCCCCCTTCCCTGCGCAGGCGGTTCGCGGCCCATGCCGTCCCGCCATTTGCCGGAGCACTTCCGGCGGTGTCTGCGTATCCGGCGGTATCGGCTTTCGCATGTATTACACGGCCATCCATATATGCCTCCCCCGTGTCCGGGGAAAAACGAAATGAATGCCCTTGATTGCCACGCGCCCCAGAGAGCACGATTACCCTTCTTCCGCCGTCAACAACCTGTTTTATTTGTATGTCGTTGATTTGGAGAGGGCTATCCGCCACAAGTTCTCTCGTGCCGTCTTCATAAGTCACAGCAGCAATGGACGTGATATGTCCACTGCTATTTTTTGAATAGACTTGCGTGTACTTAGCGTTATCCGATGCGCGCTGTATGACATCGAACCCGCCCATGACCACGCTGTTTTTGTCGGCAAGAAACAGGCCGCGCTCAGTATTGGTAGAGGGTGCCGATCCAATCACATTTGCGGGATCATTGATCTGCATGCTGCCCGTCAGGACGCCGCCGCCAGTCGAGAGCGCGGGCTTGTATTCCCCGCCTCCGGTCAAAAAGCTTTCATGCTGCCCGGCGGCTGCGGGCGGAACAAGGCCGCTGGTTCCGGCAGCTGATGCCGTCGCGCCCTCGTACTCAGGCACGGAAAGAATACATAGACCACCCGTACCATCGGGAAGGGCTTTAGAACGTGACACCCTGACGCCGTCCCCAATGTAGTTTGTCTGGACAAGTTGCTGCCAAGGTTGCCATGTTCCGTCGCTTATGCGTCGGCGCGACCATTCAGGCCCCGCCGTACCCATACGCGAGTAGATTTTCTGAACCGCCGCATTGGGGTTTGTAGCATCGCCGAACACACGAAGGACATAATATCCGTCCATCCCATTCATCGGCACATTTGTACAGTTGCCGGAGTAAACAATGTATGTGCCGGATGAGATAATATCGTTCAGATCGGTCCCTACGGGAAGCCTGGTGCGATAGTCTCCAATCTGCCCCCGCGCGCTCGCCAGATCCCCGAGATCCCCACCAATCGCCACGTCCTTCGCGGTGATCACGCCGCCCGCGTCGGCCTGCGTGGTCTTTCCGTCGACCTTCGCCAGCCCCGCGTGGCCTTCCGACACATACCCGACGTTGGCGAGGTCCTGCGCCTCGTCGCGGGCCGCTTCCGCCGCTACGCGGTCGGCCTCGGCGGATTCGGCGGAAAGGGCCGCCGCGTTCTTCGATGCAAGGGCGTTCGTCTCGCTGACTTTCGCGTTGTCTTCCGAAACCTTTGCGGCCCCCGCCGAGCCCGAGGCTTCACCCGCCTTCCTTTTCGCCACCTCTTCCGAGTCGTGGGCGTTCCGTTCGCTCAGAGCCGCCGCGTCGACGCTAGCGTTTACATCCACGGCAAATTCGTTCAGCGCAGGGATCAGCGTCTTGTTCAGATCCTCGTTGACCATCTTCTTCTGCGCTTTCAGGCTGTTGAACGTCAGCACGTCAAACCGTTCCTGATCGCCCACCAGTCTGTCCGGCGGTTCCGGGAGATCCGAAATCTTGGGAAGCTGCTTTACTGCCATTACTTCAACCCCTGTATGTCAATGTTCATGCTGATTTCATTCGGCCCGATGACGGTCGCGTTCCAGTCCTCAAGCCAGCCCCAGACCGTCAGCGACTGGTAGGAGCCGATGCCCTCGTTGTCGTCCCCGAGCCACAGCGCGGGAAGGCCGTGCATCCGGGCGAGGATTTCCCGCACGCTGTCAAGCCGGGACGGGTGCAGGTACAAGGGCAGGCTCGTGCGCTTGGCGTTGGCCCGCTTGACCAGCCGCGTGTTGCCGAACTCGTCGGTGTCCTTTCTGGAATAGTCCCGGATGCCGAGCCGGGTATTGTACTGCGTCATGCCGATGAACCACGCCTGTCCCGCGATGATCTGCCCGAGCGCCGGGCCTCCCTCCTGTGTGAGCGAGACATAAAGCGTAGCCACGGGCGACATGGGAATGTTGGTCACGGCCTGATCAACGATGCGCTCAAGGGGCAGGAAGTAGTAGTTCCAGTAGCCGTCCACATCTTTCAACGTGTTCACCGTGCGGTCGTACATGACGAGGCCGTCGCCGTCCTTCACCACGGCCCGGATACTGGTGGCCTTGAAGTTCAGGAGCGCGAACGCCGTGCAGCGGTTGAACGTCACAGCAAACGTCATGACGTCCTCAGCCGCGACCGTCTGCGTGGACACGTACTGGTCGAGCATGGCGTAACGGTTCGTCGGCCCCATGAGCCGCCAGAAAGCGTCGGTTCCCTCGCTGTGCTGATCCGGCTGTTTCCCCGTGCTGGCGGCCACGGCCTTGTAGACCCTGTGCTCATGGATGACGGAATCCCCGATCTCATAGGCTGTGCCCGCACCCCACGCCGGGGCGTCGTTTTCCGGCACGGTGCTGGACAGCAACCGGATGGCCTGCGGCTCTATGAGCTTCATGCCCGCACCCCCGGCATCCCCTCGGCGTCCCACGCTTCCACCATGTCGGACGTGCGGCGGGAAAATCTGGCGATCTCGGACATGGAAATGAGCATGTCCCGGCGAAGCTGATAGACCTCCCGCCGCAGCGCCTTGACCTCCGCATCGCTTCCCGAATCGGTGTCAGCCGCCCGAGGCGTCGCGCTGCGGAACAGCGCCGCCGTATCCGCGGCTGTGTACACGCGCCCCGGCTGCGAGAAGTTCACCAGTTCCGGCCCTTCCTCGCCCACAAGAGACCAGCCCGGCATGGCAAGCCCGCCCCGGGCGAACGCCTTCACTCCGGCCTTGTCGCCGGCCGCATCCAGAAGCGGCCTCAATTCCGTGATCTGCTTTTCGATTTCCTCAAGCGTCGCGCTCTGGCCCTGAAGCTGCTTGAGCGCCGCGTTCTGGACGTCAAGCTGGCCCTGCAGCGCCTCAAGCTCCTTGTCGGCTGCGGATACCTGCGCGCCCGCCGCGTCCTGCGCGGACTTCAACTGCGCGTTCACCGCCCAGAAAGCGTCGAGGTATTCCTCTTCCGTCCCCGCCGTCTGCCTCACCAGATCGAACAGGGAATTGCCCACGCCCGCAAGCTGGCCCGCCGCGTCGGAGTCGCCGCCAAGCGCCAGCCCGGACAGCCGCCGGAACTCGGCCTGCACCGTGCCAAGACGGTTCTCCGCGTCAAGGTTGGCGCTCCCGGCAAACAGGTTGTACCGGGACTGCCCGAGGCTCTTGTCGAGCCCTTCCCATGTGCTCTTGAGCGTCTTCGCGGCGGAAAGCTGTTCGTTGATGGCGTTGATCTGCTCCTGTATCGCCTGCTGCTGGAGCTGCACCCGCTGCTGTTCCAGCGCATCCATCTGCGCCTTGAGCGAATCGTATTCGGACTTCGCGGCGTCCTGCGCAGCCTTCACCGTTTCCGCCGCGTGAAGCTTCAACAGTTCCGCCACCTGCGCCGAACTTTCCCCAAACTTCAGGATGGTATCCCGCAGCTCGTTTTCCTGCGATATGGCCCGGTTTACTTCATCGGCATTCCCGTTCACCGTCGCCCACCGCTGCTCGACGGACTGGTCGAACGAGCGCAGCATTTCCTCCGTGGCCTGTTTCACCACCTCGGCGCGCATGGCCTCCACCTGCGCAAGCTGCCCTTCCGTGGCCCCGATGATCTCAAGCGCCTTCTTGCGCTGGTCCACGGCCTCATTGGCGTTCTTTATGGCCTGTTCATAGGCCGAAAGCGGGTGCAGCGACTCGTCCAGCGTCTTGATGTAGTCGTTGATGAAGGCCGTCCGGTACTCATTGATGAGCCCCGCCGCGTACTGCGCGTTCACCCCGGAATCCTTCATGCCCTGCGTCCATGCGTCGAGCTGTGCCTTGGCGGATTGCGCCTGCTGCTCCATCTCGGACAGCGGGCTCTTGATCGCGTCGGTCGCGCTCTTCACCGCGCTGATTGCGGAAAGCGCCGTGGACGCCTTCTGCAACCCCTCGTCGGTGGTGACGTCGAACGTATCGAAGAACTGCGAGATGCCCGCGTCCGCAAACACCTTTTGCGCCACGGCGGTCATCTGGTTGCGCATGTCCTTGGCGGCTTCCTCAAGCCGTTCTTCGGCCATGCCCTCTTCCCACCACTGGAAGTTCCACGACGCATCGGAAACGCCCCGTCCGGCGGACCATGTTGACGTCTCAAGACCGGACAGCGCGTTCTGGCGGATCTGCTCAGGCAACGCCCCGGCAATATCCAGAAGGCTCCCGGCGGTCTGGCTGGCGACTTGGGCAATCCCCTGCGCGAACGGCTCGGCCTCGGACTTCCCGGCCCGGTCGTACCAAGCCCCGCCCATAAAGGCGTCGATGTACGTCTGCTGATCCCGGGAAAACCCCACGTCCTCCATTTTGCCGTACACGCTGGCGTGTGTCCGCCGTCCGCCGCCGAAGAGGGAACCAATCCCCCCACCGAGCAGACTGCCGATTGTACCGCCAAGGAGCGTACCGATGCCGGGCACTACGGAACCGATGGCCGCGCCGAGCCCGCCACCAATCCCCGCGCCTGTGCTGATATTTGGCTGGTTAGGGAAAAGCAGGCTACCCGCAAGGGAACCGAGGCCGAACCCTGCGCCGGCCGCGCCGAGCGTGCCGAGAAGCGTAGTTTGAGGACCAAGCGAATAGCCTAACGTTTGAGCGGCAAGCGCATTATTTGCAGCGAATTGAGCGGAAGGGGCAAATAAATCAGGAAGCAGGTTTGCCCCAAAGCTATTGATCCCCCCGGTTATACCGGAAAAGAGCCCCGTCGCGCCAGACGTCCACGAGTCCGGCAGAATGCTAGAAAACGGAATGTTACCGAGAAGTCCGCCAGTACCGCCGCCGTTACTCCCCGGGCCCCCCGCCGCATACGCCACGCCGCCCGTGCCGAGCATACCGGACACCACACCAGCAATCTGAACCGTGATGGGCCGGGTGATGGCCATATGCATCAAATCGGCAAGGAACGACGCGAACACGGAACGGAATGAAGACAGGGACACCTTGCCCGTCTCGATCATCTGCTCCCATGCCGATTTCCAGCCGGAATCCATGCCGGAGAACAGGCCACGGAAAGCGTCGTTCATTGACTTGGCCTGATTCGAGGCCTCGACATGATAGTCGCGCAAGGCCACCTGTGCGCCGTCCATCGCCTCGCGGCTGGCACGCTGGATCTGGTCACGCTTCCATTCTTCAAGGCGTACCAGCTCCTCGGCGGCGTTCTCTCCGGCTTCTATGGCCTTCCGGTACTCTTCCGCCTGCTTCGAGATGGATTTTGACACGGCTTCAGACGACAGGCCCACCATGTCGGCATATCGCTTCTCGAAGTCGAGACGGAGATCGGCATATTTTTTATCCTGTTCGCCGCGCTTGGCTTCCACCTCAGCCAGCTTCTGAGTCGTCTTTGCGGCGTCCTCACGAAACTTGAGGCCCTTCCACTCTTCCGCCTGCGCAACGGTGAGTTTCTTGGTGGCCACCATGCGGGCGGCATCGGCTTCAATGGCAATTTGAGTTTGCTTGGATTGCTCCCGGATTTTCTCCGCCATCTGGTCAAAGGACTTGGCGGCAGGGATATTCGCGGCCTCCAACGCCTCTACGGATTTCCGCAGCTCATCAAGATTGATGCCGGATACGGCGGCACGCTTGGCGGCTGTTTCAGCGGACTTTGTTCCTTTTTTGTTGATGGATTCAAGCTGCCGTTGATATTCTGCGGTAATCTTCAGCCGTTCTTGTTCAAGACCGGAAACGTCCTGCCCTTGCTTTTTGTAAACGGTAATCTGTGCATTCAGAGCTTTGAGCGTATTGTTGTAGTCTTCCTGAAGAGCAGACTTTTTTCCCTCAGTACTATTCTTAAGAAAATTCTTTGTCGCTGCCGAGCCATCGGCAATGATTTTTGTCTCTTCTTCCTGAAGCTGTTTAGAGTGTTTGTTATGTGCCTCCCACGCTTTTTCAAGGCCCATACGCGCCTTGATCTGTTCTTCTGTATAAAATTTGATCTTTTGTACTGTCACCGCCCCTGATGCAATACTCACATCGGTGACTTCCTTTTCTCCCTGTTTGATGACGCCATCTTCCTCCAAGCTCTTGATGGCAGCTTCACGGCGTGCGGCCTTCATCATTGCTTGGTTTCTATTTTCTAATGCTCCGGTGATGGCATTGATGGCAGCGATGATGCCTTTATTGTCCATCACCGTGGCTTTGAACAAATTCCATTCCGTGCTCAGGCGGTTTACCGCCCCCTGTGCACCTTGTGAGGCATGTTCCGCCGCTGGCCCGAACTCATCCTTCAGAACGGCGGCTAGCTTGGGAAGCATATCTTCCGCAGTGACCTGCCCTTTCTTGAGCATATCGTCGAGCTGTGCGGTGGTGACGCCCATTGCCCTGGCCGCAAGATTGAAAGCACCGGGAAGGCGTTCACCCAACTGCCCGCGCAGCTCTTCCGCCTGCACCTTCCCTTTGCTGATCATCTGCCCTAGCGCGAGGAATACGCCGTCCATCTGTTCTGTGCTCAGGGACAAAGCGGCACCGGCTTGGGATACGCCTTCAAAAATGCCGTTCAGATCTTTTTGGAGCGCGCTCCCCTTCCCTGCGGCAAAGAACCCTTTGGCCGCTTCTGCTGTCGACTGGAATTCGAGCCCGAGCTTGTTGCTGATCTCATAGATGTAATCGAGTTGGGAGACGGCCCCTGAGGTGGAGCCTTCAATGGTGGTGTATGATTTGACTAGCCTGTCCATTTGCAGCGAGGCGTCAAAACAAGCTTTTCCGGCATAAATCGCCGCTGCGCCGATGGCCATGACCGGAACGGCGGCGGCCTTCGCGCCGCTCCAAAGCGTAGACATAGCCCCGGATGTATCGCCCAACTGCACCCGCAATTTGGCAAGCTCAAGCGTGGATAGCCCGGCGTTCTTCTGTAGATACTCAAAAGCCCGGTTCGCAGTCGCGGCGGCCTGAGACTTGAGCATGGAATTGGTCAGGCCTTCAAGCTGCTTCGAGCTGACCCCGGCGGCCTTGGCGATTTCATCCAGCCCCGACACCTGCCCCTTGAACGCACCCGAAGCCAGCGCCGTCTGTGCCGTCTTCAATTCCCGCGTCAGTTTGTTGATGCCCCCGGTGAGATCCGCCTTGGAAACCGCATTACCTATACTCTTGGCAATGGCTTCGCCTTGCTCTTTGGCAACCAGCTTGGCGCGGTTCAAATCGGTTTCAAACGCGGAGTAATCACCACGGATCGCTATATAAATGCCGGGCGTTTTTCTTGCCATGCCTCACTTCCTGTCTGATACGGCATGGCGATTTCTGCGAATGGAAGTTGACTTTCTCTGTAGGTTATGGTTCGAAAAAATAAGAAAACCTATTGTAGAGACTCATGTTAAGAAAAACTAACAGGGGGGAAGTGACAAATGGTCTCTGTCATTCAAGGAATATTGATACTCTTTGGAGCGTTCGCAGCACTTGAAGCTTTTCTGGCATATCAGAACGCACAATCAGCCATGCATCAGGTTTATGCAGGAACATGGTTCATTGTTTTGGCTATCTGCATAGCTGGAATTGGTATTATCCAAGCTATTTCGAGTCTGAAATCACAGAGTTCGATAGTGGAAAATTCGAGGAATAAAATTGAGGGAGAGTCCAAGTAGCTCTACCAGATTTTACTGTGGAAGTGGTGTTGAACCCAAACGCCATTGAGCAATCAAGGCCGGGACCCCACATCCCGGCCCTTTCCATCCGCAAAAATCGCTATGCCGTTGTCAATGAACCGCTCACCGCGTGGATGCGGAAGCCTGTTGCGTTTTTTCAGCCTGTTTCGCGGCGTTGTGGCGGATGACCGTTTCCACGGCCTGTACCTTCCGCCACATGCCGGGCGTCAGTTCAATGCCGAAAGCTTCAGCCACCAGCGCCAGCGCGTTGTAGTCGAACCCCACAGGGCCGCCCATGCCGGACATGCGGAGTTGGGTAGCGCCCGCCTGGAGCAGTTCCCATGCCTCGGCGTTCTCCGGCATGAGATCCGGGCAACGCCCCTCGCACTCTTCACAATCCAGATCGTCGCGGTTCCGGGCGGCCTTCCGGCAGGCGTCGCAGTATTCCGCACCCTCACCGGAAAGCCACTCCCAGACCGCCGCTAGTTTTTTTCTTCTTCCGCCACGCCGAAGGTTTCGTTCACGATGGCCTTGTGCAGGGCGAGGATGTCGGGGAAGGGCAGTTCGTCCGTCTGGGCCGCGTCGAACCCGGCGACGGCGAACACCGCGTCCATGCCCTCGGAAATCGAATACCCGCCGCCCATGAGGTCGAAGCCCTGCGCCTTGAGCGCCTTGATGTCCTTGCCCTTGAGCGGGTTCACGATGAAGTCCTGACCGGAAAGAGTAATGGTACGCATGGTGTTTTCCTTTTGAGTTTGCTGGTTAATAGGATTCCACGTCATTGACGAGAGTAACGACGACAGAGGCGTTGTCCGCGTTGTCGTTGAAGTACGCCGAAAAACTCTGATCCATCTTGATCCCCGTGGGGCCGTCCACGGTCGGGCCGTCATAGCTGAGCTGCACTTCCGGGACGCTGAACGTCAGCTTGTTGCCCTCATCGATGGCGAACGACAGATCAAGGCTGAGTTCCTCGCTGTTTTTGGCCTTCATGAGCAGGGTCTTGTCCGTGATGAACACGGTGAGGCTGCCGGTAACCGCCATGACGCCCTGAGGCAGATCATAGACCCGCCCCTTATCGCCGAGCTTGCGGATGCTCGAATCCAGCCCGAAATCAATATTGAGGCTGCAATCCGTAACCACGCCGATCTCCGCGCCGCCGCTCAACAGGGAACCCTGAAAATTGTTGAACCGCTTCATGGCCACGGACGGGGCACTGGCGTTGTAGTCGGCATCCACATAATCGGCATCGCGCCCGAGCATGTTGACCGTGGCGGTCAATTCCCCGTCGCCGCCCGCCTGCATAGCCAGAGACGACACCTTGCAGCCTACAAACTGGCCGTAGATGTCCCCATAGGTGGCCTGCATGACGAGGGACGGCATGTCCTTGTTGGACTTCCAGACATGGGTAAACGGCGCGGCGGCGGGCTCTCCCGTCCCGGTCGTGGCCGGAGCGCCGAACATGGCCCTGAGCCAGTGGCCGAAAGCCCGTGCGTCAACCGGGACGACAACGCCGCCGGACACTTCAAGGTTCCCGTCAAAGGGTTCCGCCGGGTCATAGCGGCCCGTCAGCGTCCCCGGGGTGTTCTTGGCGCGGGACGGCTTCAGGGAAAACGAGTTGATGGGGAGGAGGACACCCCCCGGCGTAGTCGGAGCCACGCCGTAGGACGTTTCCACGTCCATCAGGACTTTGGTTCTGGCGCCGACCGCAATCTGTTTGTTGGGCATGTTTCAATCTCCTATTCGGTTTCGAGGAACCAGACCTTGAACTCCATGTTCACGCGGAAGTAATTCGTCCCGTCCTCGTACAAATCCTGATCCTCGATCAGATGCGCGCTGAACCGCGGGCCGCTTGGCGGCATGGCGGCACGAACGGCCTTGGCAATGGCTTTTGCCTCGTCATAGTCCCGTGCCCACACGTCAATCTGAAGGTCGATTTCTTCCAAACCGGACACCCCGGACAGCGTGTTGGCGGGCCTCCCGCCGAGTCGCTGGAACGTGACGCAGGGAAGATAATTCCCGGACGGAATGAACAAGGGGAAAACCTTGCTGCCAACCAATGCGGACAAGCCCGCATCCTCCTGCAACATCCGCAGCAGGACAGTTTCAAAATCAACGGCGCTTGCCATAGTGGGCATCCCCCATCATGTCCTGAAGCATCGCATCAACCTTTCGGCGGACGGCGTTGCGGGCCTTGCGGAGGAAATGCTTTCCGGGAACGTGCTTCAGTACGGTTTTTCCGTCCTTGGCAACCTGCACATGCCCGAACTCCACAAGGTGGCTGTGCGGGGCCTTCACATAGACCACATAGCCGCCGTCCTTGTACTTGGAGCGGTAGATCCAGATGGATTGCCGCAGCCTTCCCGTCTTGTCCCTGAACGCCGTGGAGCTTTTGGCCTTCTCAAAGACCTGCGCGGCAATGCCTCCCAAATCGGAATCAATCTCCGCCCGGACGCCCGCCCGGATGTCTTCGATGGGGATGTCCACCACGACGTCATTGCTCACAGCTTACCTCCCGGCACATCAGCACCAGCCGCGTGCCCCTGTTGTCAGGCAGCGGCGCAACAATGCCGAACACCCTGCCGCCGTACACAATCCGCATGTCCGCCGCCACGCCGGGCCGGAAGCGGATCGTGACCTTGTGCGTGACTTCGGACTGCACCTGCTGCGAGGCGAAAAACTCCCGCCCGCTCACGGCTTCCAGCGAAGCCCAGACCGTCGCCACGTTTTCCCAGACCTTGTCATGTAGCGGGGCTCCAAATTTCCCAAAAACGATTTCCTGCCGCTGGATGGTCACGCGGTGGCGAAGCATTCCGGCACGCATCAGAAGCCCCCCGCGACGACATAGGGATCAAGCAGACAGTCAACGAATGACCGCCCGAACTCATTGAAGTTCGACCCCACGGCAAAGCTCTCCCGCTGTTCGTACAGCGTCCCGATCCGCACCAGCATCCACTGGCGGATCGGTTCCGGGAACCTCTCGGCGGGATAGCCCGCCCTCACCGTCAGCACGGTTTTCCCCTGTGGGAAATCCGGGCCGGGCGTAAACACGGCCCGTACAGGCTCCCGCAGCTCCACCCCGGAAGGGACGAAACCGTACTGTTCGGGTTTGACCGCCATGCCGTCCACAGCCGCCCCCACAAGCTCCGTGCAGGGAACCAGCGGAACCTCAAGCATACCGGACAACGAAGGGAGGGAAACGGCCCACGTCGATTCCCCGAGTGCGCGCCCGGTGATTGCCTCGGCTTCCTGCCGGGCCGCTGTGATAAGCAAGGACAGCAAGGCGTCGTCCGCATCGGTATCCACTCGGACAAAGCCTTTCGCCTGTTCCAGCGTCACTGGTTCGGATTCGGGCGGGGTCAGCTGACGGATGGTCATGGCGGTCATTCCTCGGTTTTTTTATCTTTGGGCGGTTCGGGCTTTTTGGCGGATTGGGCGGTGCATCCGCACTGCTCCGCGCACAGCGCCGCTTCCTCGTCCATTTCGGCCTCCCCAGCGGGGTAATCCTCCGGGGCATACCCGTGCCGCCAGTAGCGGAACGGCTTCGTCAGCGTAACCTTCATGGCCCGCCCCTTACGCAGCCGCGCACTTGAGGATCTTCACAGCCTCGGAATCCACCAGCATGCCGCCCACCCGCTTCGTGGTGTAGAAATGGACGTAGGGCTTGTTGGTGAACGGATCGCGCAGGCTGCGAATGCCGATACGATCAAAAATCCAGTAGGCGCGGGCATAGTTGCCGAACAAAACCGGGGTGGCGTTGGCGCCGACATCCGGCATGTCCTCGTTCTCCACGATGCCATAACCAAGGATCTGGGAAGGCTGCCCGGCGAGCAGGCCCGGCTGCCACAGGTAATTGCCGTCCGTGTCCTTCCATTTGCGGATCACGGAGAGCGTCTTGCCGTTCATCATCCACTGCGCTCCGGTACGGTGGCCCTTTTTGAGAGCATAGATGAGGTCAACGAGGTCATCGGCGGGATTGGAAGCCTTGAAACCATCCGCCACTCCCGTCTTGAGGCATTGCAGCGTCCCGAACGCACGGGTGCAGTCGGCTTCCTCGCTCTGCGTATGGTCCAGTAACCCCTTGGGCTTGTCCGTCCCGTTTCCGGTAAGGAACGCGGCCCCTTCCTGCTCCGCGAACTGAATGGCGATGTCCGCCGCCAGTTCGGACTCCACATTGAAGAACAGATCGTCCAGCGCCTTCTGGGTCACGGCGGGATTGGCATAGATTTCCCCGAACACGGGCTTGAGTTCCGCGAACTTCGCCGTGGCCGTTTCGGAACGGGCCGCCTTTTCGCCCACCCAGCCGGAAGCCGTGCCGCCGAGATTGACCAGCTTGCGGAAGTCCTCAGTGCCGATGGTCACGACGCGGCACACCTGACGCATGGGCGACTGCTCGCGCAGCAGGCGCAGAATTTCCCGATCCTGCTCGACGGGAACGGCGTAACCGCCGTCCGCCTGCGTACCCACGCTGATCGCCTTCGCTTCCAGCCCGGAAAGCCCGGCATCGTCACCCTTGCGGATCCATTTCAGCCAACCGGCCTTGTGTTCGGCCTCGATATGCGCCTTTTCGTCGTTCCCCGCCGCGCCGGGGCGGTTGGCCTTCTTCGCCACCTCGTCCAGTTCCTTGGACAGGCGGGCGATCTCGGCTTCGGCTGATCCCACTTTGGCCTCAAGCTCGGAAACGGCCTTGCCCTCGGCCTTGGCCTTCAACAGTTCGTCGTTGGATTTCTTGAATTCGTCGAAAGCCTTATTCTGTTCTTCAAGGAGATCCTTCAGTTCCTTGTCCATGAAAACTCCTACCCTCTGAGGGTATTGATGTTGCGCCGCACCAGCGCGGCAAGCTCCCCAACACCGCCTTCCTCGGCATCCCGCAGAGGCATGGCCCTGAAACCATCGGCAAGGATGGCCTTTGCCTGTACACGCGAAAACCCGGCATCCCGCAGGGCTTTCTCGGCGTCGCGGATGGACGGGCCGTCCGCATCGCTCTTGATCCCCGTCACCCGCGCCTTGCCGTTGGCCGGGAAGGTGACAAGGGAAAGTTCCACCAACTCCACGCGCTTCAACGTGCGGCGCGGCTCATCCGGCTTGCTCCGATTCGCCCATTCGATGGCCCGGAAGCCGATGGACATGCCGTTGATGGCAGGACGGGGCTGCATATTCATGAGCGCGTACATCTCGCGGCCTCTCGGCGTATCCGCAAGCCTGCCCTCGACGTACAGCCCGTGTTCGTCCTCCCGCATCTCCGTCCACACGCCGATGGGCGTCAAAGACTCCGCGCTCATGTCCCAGCCGCCGTGCTGCGAAAGCATGGCCGGCCAGACGCCGGACGTCTTGAAGTCGGCTATGGTCTTGGTGAACGCGCCGTTGGCGATCACGTCGCCGTAGGCGTCCATGTTCCCGAACACAGCCCCGTACCCGCTGAAGGTCATGGAATCGGCCCCGGCATCGGGAGCCGCCTTCAGCTCGACAAGGCCGCAATCAAGCCTTTCCATCCTCGTCTCCTTCCATCGGGTTCTGCCCCGGCTCGGCCATATTCAGCGGCACACGGTATTCGTCGCCGCCCACATAGGGGTTCATGTCCTCAAGCTCCCGGATGTCGTTGGGGGACAACGCCCCCACGCCGTACAGCCGCGTGTAGAACTCGGCCCGATCCTTCGCCGCCCCGCGCATGAGGCCGTTGACGTTGAACTTGAAATAGTAGCCGTCCCGCCGCTCCGCTTCGCTCAGGAGCCACCGGGACGCGCTCTTTTCGAGGCAGGCGTACCAAGGCCCCAACGTGTGGACGGCATGCTGCAAAAACATCTGTTCCGCGCTGGCGTAGGTGCTGGCCTTGTCCGAACGCCCCACCATGATCGGCAGGACGCCGAACGCCCGGCACACCTCCTCGACCTGATACTGGCGGGATTCGATGAACTGCGCGGCGTCGTTCGGCATGGAAAGCTGTGTCCACTTCATGCCGGAACCGAGTACGGCGGCCCTTCCCGCGTTCTCCGTTCCCGCAAAGGCCGCTTCCCACGCCGTGCGGAGATCCTTGCGCTGGTCCTTGTTAAGGCTTTGATCCGTGGACAGGATGCCGGATGGCCTGACGCCGTTGCGGAACGAGGATGCCCCGTGCGTTTCCAGCGCGAGGGACAGCCCGATGGCTTCCCGGGCCAGCACCACCCCGTCGAGCCCGGAAACGCCGTCCCACGACAGCCAACGGACATGCCACATGTCCTTGCGCGGGACCGTGATGTACCGCTTGTCCTGCGTGGTGATCCGGTAGGTCAGCTCCCAGCCGTCGCGCTCGATGGACACGCAGCCGGGCGGGTAAGGCAGCATCTCGACGATGCGGCCCCCTACCCTGTTCAGCCAGATGTAGGCGTTCCCGGTGAGGCACAGGTGCAACGCCAGCATGTGGCGGAACTCGAACGCCGTCTGAAATTCATTGGGGGCCATGTCCATAAGCTCGTACAGGCCGTGCCCGACGGCGGGGTTCCGGTTCCTTCCCTCAGCCCGGTAAAGCTTGAAGGGGACCTGCGCCAGCCCATTGGCGATCACCCGCACGCAGGCCAGCACAGCGGAACACTCCAGCGCCGTCCGCGCGTTCACGGCCACACCGCTGCGGGCCGCCGCGCCGCTGAACAGCTCGACAAGCTGGCCGTAACCGCCCACAGGCTCAGGGCCGGACTTTCGGAACCAGTCTAACAATCCCATCACCACACCTCGACAAAAAAGGTATCTTCCTCGACCGGAACCCCGCCCACGGCCCCGTTCATGGCCATCGCCAACGCGACAATCCCGTCAATCCGGCCCGTACTCTTGATCTTGTCGAACTTGCGGTTCCCGCTCGGGTCCTGCTGCACCCGCACGTTCGAGGCACACATGGTCAGAACGGGATGCATCCCGTGACGCATGGTTCCCTCGGCAAGCACGTCCTCCAGCGTTTCCACCGCCGGGTTCATGTCCCGGAAGCCCTGCCCATGAGGGATCATCCGCAAGCCTCCGGGCATGGGCTCGTCCCTGCCTTCCACCCATGCGTCCACGCCTTCCTCGCGCAGGGCCCGCACCATGTCGTCGATGCGCCAACGGTCGAATTTCAGCCCGGCGATAGTCATCCTGCCGTGCAGTTCCGCAATGTTGCGGGCTACGAACCGATAGTCTATGGTCCGGCCCGGTGTGGTGTTCAGAAAGCCTTGCCGCGCCCAGAGGTCGTACCGGACGTGATCCCGCTCCGAACGCTCCCGGATGCCCTCGGCGGGCGTCCAGAACAGCGGCATGACGTGCCTGTCCCCCTGTTTGTCCTGAACCGTCAGCATCAGCGCGGTAAGGTCGTTCTTTCCGGACAGATCGAGTCCACCGAACACGGGCAAATCCTCAAACAGCGCCAAATCCGGTTTCCCGCCGCTCCGCCGCCAGACTTCCGGGGTGATGAAATGCGCCGCGCCGTCCACGCGCTGGTTGAGATAGAGGTTACGGAATGCCGCCTCAGCCGCGGGCATCCGTTTCGCCTTCTCCGCCATCTCGCGCATGTCTTCCAAAGACCGGAAATCGCCAAGGGCTGGGTTCGCCAAATACCAGTTGGCCTCGTCCCACGGATCCGCATCCATCGGCACCGAAAAAAGGAACGTCTTGAACTTCGGATCTTCGATCTCCCCCCGATTCACCTTCTGGCCGTAGTCAATGAGCTCGGAAAGGACTGCGTTGTCGCTGGCGGCCTGCGTCGAAATGCACCACACCAGCGGATCGGCGTGCGCGCCCCGCGAGGTCATCATCACATCGTACAGCTCGCGGTCCGCGCCAAACTGCGCCAGCTCGTCGAACACGATGAAGGATGACGACTTGCCGTGTTTGCCCCGCGTCTCGCTGGACAGGGCCGTGAATTCGGAACCGCTCACCGGATCGACCAGCCTCTTGCGCGACTCGACGACGTTCAGGCGTTCGGACAGCTCCTCGTCCATGTAGATCATGGCCGTCATCAGCTTGAACAGCACGGACGCCTGTTCCCGGTCGTGCGCCAGCGAATAGAGCTGGCCGTTCCTGACGGCTTCCGGCCCGCACAGGTGCGCAAGGCACAGCCCCGCCACCAACGCGGTCTTGCCGTTCTTGCGGGACATGGACAGCACGGCCTGGCGCACCACGCGCCGCCCTTCCCCGTCCTCCGCGTCGTAGACCTCCCGGATGATCGCCTTCTGCCAGCCGCGCAATACGAACGGCTGCCCCACTCCGGCGCCGTCCGGCGTCCGCAGGGTTTCGATGAAGGCAATCATTTTCTCCGCTCTGGTCATCCGGCTACGCTCCAAACATCAGCCCGGCCCGTTTGGGCTTCGGCTTCTCGTCATGCTTCCCGGCAGCTTTGGCGTTGATACGGCTGTTCACGCACAGGCGTAGTTTTGTCGCCAGCTGGCTCAGGGAACTGTTGCTGTTCACAAGCACCTCGTGCCACGGGTTGCGCTTCACCGCGCCGGAAGCCGTCTCAATGACCTCGCCCTGCTCGGCGAGCATCCGCTCCGCACGGTTGCGGCGCGCATACTCTTCACAGTAGGCCCGCAGCAGGGGCACGTCCCCGGCCTGAAAATAGCCTCGCGGGTGCGCGTCCACGATATGCCGCCACAGTTCCGCCGCATCCTCGGACATGCCCTCCGGGTGCGGGAAAAAACTCCCGGCGGGCGTCATCATCCGCAGCCGCCTTGACTGTTCAGGTTCCGGGCCCCGCGCTCCCATCACATCCCCGCATTCCAAGGATGCGCCTTGTCCGTGGGCATCCCGTTCTCGTCATGGCCGCCAATGATGCCGCCGTGCTCCACCCGCTGCTTGCGGGAGTCGTGACAAAACTTGCAGAGCGCCTGCCAGTTGTTCTCGTCCCAAAACAGCACGGGGTCCCCTCGGTGCGGGCGGATATGGTCGACCACGGCGTCGGCACCGCGCAGAGCCTTCCCGCACATCGCGCAAAACGGATGCTCCCGCAGAAAGGCAATCCGCGCCTTGCGCCACTGCGCCCCGTACATGCCCCCATGCTTGCCCACAAAATACCCCCCTAAGTTTTCCCGAAACTGTGCGTAAAGGGGCACACGCGGTCATGGGGCTGTGTGCTCCAGAGATCCGATTCCACCCCTCCCCCAACTCCTCCCCCCTTCACGCTCATGTCGCCACAATGCCGCAAGACACAAAAAAAGCGCACCCTGAACAAGTTTCGGATGCGCTTGATGATTCTTCCCAAGTAAAACAAAAAGGCCCTCGGAATGTTCCAAGGGCCCATAAGTTACTGTCAGGCTATTTTATTTACCTTCACCATCAATATCAGGTAACCCCGCAACTATCCGATTTGTTTCCAAACTGACGCGGATGATGCGTTTCACAAGGTTGTAGATATAGGTCGGGTCGTTGTGTTCTCTGCACCAGTCGTTGGGGTCGTTACGAATGCCGCTGTCCTTATCTATGGTGATGGCATAGCGTTCCATGATCCAGTCCAGTGCGCTTTTACCATTCACAACGTAATCATAGGCGTCCAGCGGAATGCCCTTGAAGGTGATGTTGCCGTTGTAGATGATGGTTCCCCTTTCACCCTTTTTGGGGAAACGCATCTTCTCCACATGGTAATAGGTGAAGTCGTCCATATCGCCTTGCGGCTTGCGTTCTTCCTCTACAGGCCACGGCTCCACCTGTTCGTAGTCCAGATGCCAGTGCGCCAGTTCCCGGCCTGCCTTGCTGAATCCCCAGAAGTCCGGGGCCAGCGGCACGCGGGGAAGCATTTTCTTCAAGTCAGCGGCATAGCGTTCTCGATAAACAGGAGAATGCAGTATCCCGTAGACGTAATAGAACAGGTCTTCCTTGCCGATTGTGTCGTCTTCATAGTGCGTCTGAAAATGTTCCAGCGCAGCGTCGGTAATGGCGTCCTTGCGGGTATATTCTTCCGTCACTGGTTTGGGCATGGGCAAGCCCAACTGTTTCGGTTTGCTCTTCTGCGGAATCAGGGAGCCTTGTTCTACAGCCTTGCCCTTGGGTTCATTCTTTTCGTAGTAGTACAGCGGGAAGCATTGACCATTCGCGAATGTTTGAACATCTGGTAAACTATCCACAACTAAACAAGAAAAATCTTTATTTATACCAATACCCGTTACCTGAATAACCAAATTATTATGATTGGCAGTAGGGAAAAGGGAGGGTTGGCGGTACACCATATCATTAAATTGTCTATCAAAGTAAACCATCTGTTTGGTATACGGACGATATATACCCTTGTATACATGAGACAATATAAAATCAGCCCTTTTTACCTTGCAAAGGTCATTTCTAAGGCTTCTATTCCATTTTATTTTATACGGATTTGTATCAATCAACTTATCAACAATACTTTCTGCATTCTTACCTGATTTTCTGCATTCCTCACCATAAAGTGAGACTTGTTGATTGTAAAAATCAATCATACCTTTTATTTTTTGTTGCAACAGCTCATTGCTAAAATTATAGCACCACGCATCCCGGTTGGTTTTTAATCCACCGGAACGCATGCAAAATATTGCCACATCCCCGTCATTGAGCGGAACAAAGTCGTTAAAGTCGCCGCAACGCTGGTTGATCCAGTCGTTGTATTCGTTGGGGTGCAATTGTTCCCACGGCAGGGCGGCATAGTCGGCAAAGGTTTCTACCTTGTGCAGCTTCTCTTCCCGCGTCAGATAGTCGCCTATATCGTGATAAAAAATCTGTGCCTTGCCCGTGTGTCCCGGTTTCTTGATGAGCAGGGTGATGGCAACAGGGGTACGGGAGCCGGAACCAAAAATTTTGCCGCCTTCCCTGCGGGACAGTTCGCCGGATGTCCGTTGATTTCCCCGCAAATTGAAGACATAGACGGCGGAAAATTCTTTTTCTAGCTCATGGCGGAAACCGTCCGCCGTGTTGCTGTCCAGCCACGCGCCATTGGTAACAAAACAGAGAACGCCCTTGTTGCCGATGCGATCCGAAGCCCAGCGGAAGGCCCGGATATAGGAATCATACAGGCTGTTTTTGTTGGTGGCGGTGGAGTGGGCTACATAAGTCGTTTCAATGCGTGCATCCAGATTCGGATATTTCAGATTCTGGTTGTTGTCGTTGGCGTTGTTCTGCCCTACGGAATAGGGCGGATTGCCGACAATGACGCGGATATCCCGGCGTTTCTGTTCTTCTACGCGCTCGGCATTTTCAGGAAGGCCAATATCTATTTTCCCATCATTCTCATTCATCTGAAAAGTATCCGTCAGGCAAATGCCGGGAAACGGTTGATACGGCTTTCCGGTCACGCGGTGATAGGCTTCCTCAATGTTGATTGCCGCAATGTAATAGGCCAGCAACACAATTTCGTTGGCATGCAGCTCATAACGATACTTCAAGGTCAGCATGTCCGGCGGGATGAGGCCGCTTTCCATCATGCGGACGGGGAACGTCCCGGTTCCCGTGAAGGGGTCAAGAATATGAATGCCCTCATCCTTGAGGCTGCAACCAAAGTGTTCCTGCAACGCCTTGTCCGCACTGCGGATAATGAAATCCACCACCTCAACAGGCGTGTAGACGATGCCGAGGCGTTCCACCATCTTGGGAAACGCCGCCTTGAAGAACTTGTCATACAGCTCCACAATGAGCTTTTGCCGGGCGGTGGGGTCATCGACGCCTTTTACCCGTTCCCGGATACTGGCGTAAAAGCCTTCCAGCGCATCAAGGTCTTTTTCCAGAGCCTGCCCTTTCAGTACGTCCAGAATGCCCTGCATGGACTGCGAAACCGGATTGTGTTCCGTAAAGGCGTAGCCTTCAAACAGCGCATCAAAAACAGGTTTGGTAATGACATGCTGCGCCAGCATTTCAACGGCCTGTTCCCGGTCAATGGACGGGTTCAGGTTGCGACGTAATCCGTCAATAAAGGTGTCAAAGGCGTCCCGCTGTTCATCTGTAGGGTGTTCCAGCATAGTGCGGATGCGCATCTGATGCCGTTCCGCAATACTGGCGATGTCCTTTGCCCATGTTTCCCAATACTGCCTGTCCCCGCACTTGTGGACAATCTTCCCGTAAATGGCATCCTGCCATTCCCCGAACTCCTGCGAGACAAGGGGAAGCGTAAGCCATTCACCCGGAATGCGATCCTGTTTATCTTCACCATCGCCGCCAACACCAATGATCTGCACAACGCCGTTGCTTTTGCCCGTCAGGTCAATCTTGGCAAACTGATTGTCCAGTCTGTCGTCATGCGCCCGTAACGCATTGAGCACCTGCCACACGGTGCGGTATTTCTTGTTGTTGTTCAGAGCGTTTTCCGGGGATGCCCCCATCGCTATGCCGATGGGCAGAATGACATAGCCGTACTTTTTGCCCGGAGCTTTACGCATGACCCGACCAACAGACTGCACCACGTCCACAACGGAATCTCGCGGATTCAGAAAGATGGCACAGTCCAGAGCCGGAACGTCCACGCCTTCCGAAAGGCACTTGGCATTGGTCAGGATGCGGCACTCGTTTTCTTCGCTGGCGGCATTGGCCTTGAGCCACGAGAGTTTCTGGTTGCGCTCCACCACGTTCATGGTTCCGTCAACATGTTCGGCGAAAAGCCGGGGCAGATTGACCTTGCCGCCAAGCTCATCGGCGATGCGTGAAAATTCCTTGGCAACCAGTTTGGAATGCTTGATGTTACCAGCAAAGGCCAGTGCGGTACGCATGGGTTTGGGATCGGACGCCACATCCGCCTTGTCGTCTTCGGCAAGCCGTTTGCCTAATCCTGTCCAGCAACCCACAATTTTGACGGCATCGTCAAGGTTCAGCTCATCCCCGCTGTCCCCGATGCGGGATTGCAGGCTCAAGTTGACGTGGCGTTCATCCACAGCAATGATCAACACCTTGTAATCCGAGAGCAGGTCACGCCGCACGGCTTCATCAAACCGCAAGCGATGGAAAAGCGGCCCGAACTTCTGCGGATCGTCCATGGAAAAAACTTCCGTCCCCAGATCCTTTGCCCTGTCCTTGCTTGCTTCGGCATAGATGCGCGGCGTTGCTGTCATGTACAGCCGTTTTTTGCCCCGGATATGGCTGTCGTCGTGTACCTTGACGAAAGCGGAATGGTCTTCATCCTTCGCGGTATAACCCGCCGTCCGGTGCGCTTCATCACAGATAATCAGATCGAACGTGAAGCCCGCCGCTGCTTGCGCCTGATGCACTACATCAATGGACTGATACGTGGAAAAAATGACCGTTAAAGCGGTGTTGTCTTGCGTCGCTTCAAAGGCTTTTGCCAGCTTGTGCGGGTTGGTGGTGGAAGGATAGGCCATTTCCGAGATGCGCATATCTTCTTCATTGCGGCTGGCCTTGGAATCCGAACAGACAGCAAAACACCGCAGGGGAATGGAAGCATCCGCCGTCCATGCCCGCAAGGTTTGGGAGAGCAAAGAAATGGATGGAACCAGAAACAGCACCGTGCCGCCGGGCTTTACCATTTTTTGCGCGATAACAAGGGAGGTGTACGTTTTGCCCGTTCCGCAGGCCATGATGAGCTTGCCCCGGTCGTGAGCCTCAAAGCCTTTCAAAACGGCTTCCAACGCCTCTTCCTGATGCGGACGCGGCGTCTTCTTCACAGTGCTACATTTTAGTTCGTCCGGCTTGTCCAGAGAAAAGGCCGTCCAGTCTATGGGAGCCTCTTCCATATCTTCCAGCGTAATCAGTGAGACCGGGATGGTCTGCCCTTCCAGCGCATCGGCAGCATGTTTGGTGAGGGGAGCCGTGGCTACGATAATCCGTTGGGAGAATCCTCCCTTGCCCGACAGCGTAAAGAAGTTCCCGAGGTCACTCATGGCAACCGGGGAGTCATAAAACTTACACTGGATGGCACAGTAGGTTTCGCCTTCCCGGAACTTCGCTACAAGGTCAATACCCGTATCGGGAAGCGCGTATCCCTGTTCCTTGCGTTGTGGCCAGTCCTTCCAAAGCCATACATCAGAAAAAATGGATTGATACTGCGGATCACATTTCAACCACGCACAGACAAGGCGTTCAAAAGCATCACCTTTATCCTTATTAAACTGCTGCTTCCGGTAATCTTCCAAAATCTGGCGTAACATAGTCTCCCCCCATAAAGAAATGGAGGTTATCAAGCCATATTTCAGGAGTACCTGTCAATCGAGACTCAAAAAGCACCTCACCTTGGTTAACCAAGGAATTCAATCTATTTTAGACAAATCAGAAGGGCAAAAAAAAGAAGCCTCAGAAGTAACGCATCAACCTTACTAGGATTTTACAAGAGTTGGGTGTATTGATAAATTCAATACTCACCCGGCACTTTCTCTACGCATGTGGAGGTGTTTCCTTCTCATTCTCAATGCTGTACTTATGGGCCTTATCTTCCCCACACACGTGGGGGTGTTTCCAACATGAACGCCACCGCACCCGCACTCGGCGAGTCTTCCCCACGCATGTGGGGTGCACAAACAAAGTCCCCTTCCTCACGGTCGGGGACTTCCTCTTTTCTGTTCCCGGCAGCTCACATTGGGCCGATCAGCTTCATGATGAGCGCGCCGAGGCTGCCGGCCGCAGCAGCCACGCCAGCAAGGACGGACAGCCCCCCGGCGCGTTTGTTCTCCGCGGCTTCAAGCGCGGCGATACGGACATCCAGTGCTGCGAGGCGTTTTCCATGATCCTTAAGCTGGGTGATCACGATGTCGTCGAGACGCTGGTTGGTGCCCGGGACCTCGGCCTTGAGCCCGGAAAGCTCGGCCTTCACTTCCCCGATCTCGCGGACAAGCTGCACGTCGTCGTTCATCGCCCCGCCTCCACGCCCTTGATCCACAGGAGCAGGTTCCCGGCCTCGCCAGCGGGCAGGTGCACCCACTCGCCGGACTCGGTGAACGTCTCGCCCCGGTAGGTGTAGGACCATTCACCCGTCACGACGGCCCCCGGCGTCAGCGGAGCCGGGCTTGTCGCGGCGGTCGGTTCCGCCCATCGAGCGCACCCACTCGCCGCCAGCGTCATCACGAACAGCAGCGCGATCAGCCTCGCGGCGTTCGCCGTACCGTTGACGCAGACACAGCTTGAGGAGCCCGGCGAGCGATGAAAGGAACTCAAGGACGGCCCGCACATCACTTCCCCGTCACGGCCTTGACTTCGGCCTTCACGGTTTCGGACTTGCCGTCAGCCACGGCACCCTTGTTCTGCCCGAAGTGCGCGGCAAGGGCATGGGCCCAGCGGTAGAACACGGCATACACCCCCGCCGTTTCCTTGGGCACAGGCATCCAGACGGTAGCCACGGCACACAGGCCGCATACGGTCATGACCACGCTCAGAGCGGTCACGAGCCACGCCGCGTCGGGGTACTGCGCGGAAAGGCCCATCAAGGTCGAGAGGATGAAATCAATCACGGTCGCTTCCATCAGTACTTGCCTCCATGCTGGTAAAAGGCCACGTCGCGGGGCTTGTCCGGGTCGTTGTCCACATGAATCCACGTCGGAGCCAGCTCGATGCGCCGGAATCCGGCTTCAAGCAGCGCCTGAAGGATGACAAAACGGGAATGGGAATCCACGCAGCGGATATCCACGGCATAGCCGCGAGTGTGCGCGGAGGTGGGCACACCGCCGACCGCCTTGTTATGCTTCGGGCAGCGGTAGGCGGAAGAAAGGGGGAACGGGATGCCCGCCAGATCGCGGGCCTCATCGAGCATCTGGAGCAGGTCGGCGTCCATCTTCTCCATGCCCGCGCCGCACCCGCACTTGCAGCGGAATTCGACCGGGGAGAAGTGGCGCAAGGGAAGAACAGCCATAAAAAATCCTCCTGCCTCTACTATGTCACGCTGAGGCGGGAGGAAGCACCCTGAACTTGTTCTATAGAATTCGTAAATATATTCTACATTACGCTATGTAAGATATTATTGTGTTATCTTTGAATAAATTTTACCCGTCTCAGGTTACGCTCATCCTCACTACAAGATTGCATTGTATTATCGTTAAATCAATAATAGAGTACATAAAAGAGTCATACTGTGTTACCTTAAAAAAGGATTTCCGTATGGTTCCCCTATCATTATTAAATAGTACCCATAATGCTATTAATACTCTTGTTACGAACAATGGTTTAACATTAAATTCTACTGCAACATTAGGAGATATTCTTGTTTTTCTGCGTGACGATATTGCATTTTATATAGCTAACAGAAATATGTTTACTAACGCATATAAACATGCATGGGAAGAAGCTATAAAGCGTAGGTTAAAATATTTTCCACAACCTGTATTGGTAGCCCTAGGTATTCCTTTAAATACATTTGACGCCCTCATATTATCTTGGCAGAGCCAAGCAACACCAACAGCTCTCCCCCTCAAGTTTGGGCAAATGCGTATAGGTCCAAACTTTGCAGGTCCAGTTGCGGCACAACCACCACGGATCCAACAAGCGGCGGCTCAAGCTATCGCGGGGATACCTGCCATAGCCCTAGGAGCACAAGTTGGTAATAACCCCCTCGCATATGGACACGCATTCCCTATCCATATTTTCTACCACGCAGGAAATTGGATAGCTGCCAATAACCGTGGCCTAGCCGCACATTGTCTTGCAGGGATTCAACCAAGAAGACTTATTCCCCGTTTGCCACAACAGCTTGAACTCAACAGGCTGAATGAAGTAGAAGGGGTAAATCAAATTGGTCCGCTTATTTTTACTCCTGCCTTCGCCAGACCACCCTTTCTTCCTAATCCGCGGACGTTACCATCAGATGCTATCCCGATCACAAACGGACCCAACACATGGACTGTCATCAATGCTGCTCGTATCCCCTTAGCTTGGATTTAACCTCGATCATCCAATAATTATACGTTACCACAACCTGAGCTGCACCTGCGGCTTGGGCTGTTCTTTTACCTTCCGGGCGAGGATGCGCACGTAGCGTTCCGTTACGCCGAGTTCGAGGGCGATACGTCCCGGCGACTTCCCGGTTTCCAACATGCGGACGATCCTGTCCTTGAACGGTTCCCCCTTGCGCCTGTTCGGAAGCGTCACCCGGAGCCCGCCGAAGGCCGCACAAAGCCTTTCCATGCGCTTCATCCCAAGGACAGCGGAAAGCGGGGAACCCGCAACAGGCTTGCGGGGAATGTACGTGGACACCCCGCCCACAGCCCGGCATAAGAGATCCGCACCGTCATCACCGATAGCGTCGACCAGTTCATCATGGCTTACCCACAGCTCACCCATCACAACCTCCCGCTATTCATCCACCGTCATAACGTGACCTTTTCCGCATTCCGATCCCACACGTAGCGCATGGAGTCCCCGCCGAAGTCGCGGGCGACGCGGTACACGAACAGCCTGCACGCGGGCCGCTCCTCGACGTTCGGGCCGAGCACGGCGATTTCTCCGCGCGCTGCCCGCCATTCCCGGCGTTTCCTTGTGATGACGCCTTGAAGGGACGCGGACACCTTCGCCAACGCCTCAACTTTGCCCATGCTCTCGGGAATGACGATCTCAACCTGTACGGCCGTACTCATGCACCACCTCCAACGGGGTACACAGCCACCTCCCAGTGCGGGACGGCGGCGTAGCATTTCGAGCAACGCAGGGACACCACCTGCCTGTCGTCGCCCCAGAACCCGGCGCGGGACATGGCGTCCTTGAGCTGTTTCGCCATGTTGTCGAGGTCCGGCTTCTTCGTATGGGCGATTTCGCCGCGTAACATAGCCTCTCGTTGCTTTTTCGGGGTCGATGCGGGTATCGATGAATTCGAGCACGAGAGGGCCTTCCAACGGCTTTTTCGGGGCGCAAGCAGAAAGCAGATCGTCAAGCACGGCTTCCGCGCTCTTCTGCCCGGCAGACTTGTAAGCCACGCTGTGCCCGCAACGGACGGCGTACCGGACGCGGACCCCTTTCTTTCAGGGGGGTACCCCTTCCCCCTCAGGGGAGGAGGGGGTTACCCCTCCCCTGAAAGGGGAGACTCTTTTGCCGCTTTGCCACATTCATAAAATCAGCTACTTACGAAGTGGCAAACATTTTCTGCCGCTTCTCTTTTTTGCCACTTCTCAAAAATGTTTCAAATCAACATGTTATGAAGTGGCAAACCCTTTTTTGCCGCTTCTTGCCACTTTGCCGCTTCTCCTGTTGCCACTTCTTGCCACTTCTCTTTGCCACTTCTCCCGACCTTTTTTACCGGGTCAGGCTCCGGTCGGATTGAAGTCGAACGGTCGCTCTTCCGGCGGATCGTAGTTCTCGCCCGGCACCAGATAAACGGTCTTCCTCCCCGACTCGTTCGCCGTCTCCCAGAGTTCCAGCCAACCCTCGAACAGCGCCCGCTCAATGGCGTCGTCAAGCAATCTTCGTGACACACCCCATTCGGAATCATACACACGAATGAAGGAGCGCCGAGTGATGTGGCGGCTTTCCTTCGCCAGATCCGCAACCTTGGCGCAGACGCGGGGCATAATGTCCGCTGGCGGGGCGATCCCTTCTTTCCGTGCGGGCGCCACCGGGTACAGGACACCATTTTCCCCGCGGCGCAGGAAGAACATATCCCCTTGTGCCGCATAGTTGAGCTTACTGGCCTTGCCCGCCAGATACTCGCCGGGGGGCGGCATCGCCGGAAGATTGAGCCGCTTTTTCGCCACACCAGGAGGCAGAACCACCAGATTGCAGGCCCCGCGCATCCCGGCCACAATAGCCCCGGATCCGCGCACGGTGTCCACGTGCAACGCTTCTTCCAGATTGAACTTATCGCCCCGTCCCGTGCCGTTCTTGACGCTATGGTGGACCACGATGATAGCCGCGCCGCTTTCCCTGCCGAGCTGGGCTAATTTGGAGCAAAAGAACTGCGCGGCCTCCTCGTTGCGCTCCACGTCCGCACCATGCAGGAGGTTGAGCGGATCCAGAATGACGGCGGCGAGATCCGGCATACGCCTGGCGGCGTCCAGCAGAGCATCGAAGGCTTCTGTGGTCGTCAGCCCCCGCGCCGGGTCGTCGCGCACCAGCCGCATGTCCTCACCAAGGCAAATCTGGATGTTGACCATGCGGTCGAAAGCATCCAATTCCTCGGCGCTCAGTTCCTGCCCCACCCGATGCGTACGCTGCCAGATAGGTTCCTCCGGATCTTCGCAGAGCAACACCAGCGTCCTGCCGCGCACGCCCGGCGTAAACGCCGGCCCGAGCAACGCCCGGCCCGTGGCCAGCGACGCCGCCAGCTGCAAGCTCATGGAGGTCTTGCCCGTGCCGCCCGCCCCACAGAGCACAAAGGGGCTACCCATGAGCACCATGTCCCTGAAGGCCCATTTCAATTCCGGCGGCGTCTGGCGAGTATAGCGGGCCGTGGGGTACGGTCCCTCAGTGTCGAGCCGAAACAGGAAGTGCCGGGTATCGCGCTCGCCGGACAGAAGCTGACGCCTCGCTTCCTCCACGCCATCGGCGCAGCAGAGATCGTTCCAGTCGGTAGGTTTGCCCGCAGGATTGGCGAACGCAGGAAACAGGGCCACCGTATTCATCGCCCGGGCGCACTCCTCAGCGGCCTCACGCCCGGCATTCTTGTCCTTCCAGCGATCATCGTCCCCGCAAATGACAAGGGCGTCGCCGGGGTGGGCCTCTCTCCATGCCTGCGCCGCTGGAAGCAGGTTCCCGGCATCAAAGGCAACTACTGTCGTCCACCCCGTCGCCATGTGTATGCTCGCCGCAGTGGCGTAGCCTTCGCAGACGGCGACCTTCCCCGTGCCGGGGATAGTGAAGAACCGACCCTGCTTCGCCCCGCCAAAAAGAAAACTCTTTTCTCCGTCGGCATAAATTTCCTGCAAGGAACTCAGCGTTCCTTGTGCGTCACGCATCGGTACTAACAGCTTCCCGGCCAGGATCTTAAGGCCGAAGGACGGAACCTTCTTTCTGACGAGATAGGGATGGGTGACAGCCTCAGCGGCTCTCTCCCAGTCCCGTTCGGCCCGTTCCCGGGCCCGTGCGGCGTTCTCCGCTTTCTGGGCTTCTCTGACCCGTTTGGCCCGTGCCATTTTTTGAGCGAACTGCTCGCGTTCCGCCGATGTCATGGTGGACTGGCTCTTGCCCGACCACTTCCATTCTTCGCCCGTCTTCCAATTGCCGAACGCGCCTGCCGAAACGCCGTCGCCGTAAAAGACGTACCAGCCGGACTTCTTCCCCGGCCTGTCGTCCGCAACGGGACAGCGTTCCGGCATCGCCAGACCTGACGTGTCCGCGATTTCATCCGGCCTCAGCCCGGCATCAAACATTGCCTGGCGGAATCGTTCCACGGCGTCATACGCGGGCAATGGGGGGCGCACGGGTTCCTGCGTAATGACCGAGGCCGTATTGAAATCAAAATCAAACATGCCAGCACCTTGTCCTATACGCGCAAAAGCGGCAGGAAAAACAATCTTCGTCCGCTGCGCAGCGGGGAAGCAGTTCCCCCGCCTCACACGCCCGAATCACCGTCACGGCCCGGTCGGAAAGCTCCTGCGCCCTGCCAGGTTCAAAAGGGACGCTTTCATCGTATACTTCCATGGTGTCGGCGTTCATGGCGGTGAACAGGGTCGGATTTTCGGACAGGTTCAGGTACGCCATGTACAACTGCACCTGCGCGAAATATTCGGGATACGCCTTCTCCAACCCCTGCTTGTCCAGCTTGTTCCAGCCCTTGGAGCCAAGCACCTTGCACTCCCAGAGGCGCGGGTACGGCCCTTGTTCCTCAGGGCCGCCCACGAACACGCCATCACAATGCCCACGGATGCGCCCCTTTCCGGTGGAGAAGCTGAACTGGCGCCCGTCCACCCCAACCGTCCGCAGGACGAATCCAGCCATGCGCAGCCATTCCGCCATCCAGTCCTCGCCATGATGCCCGCGGTGGAAGATACGGTAGATGCGCCCTTCGAAAGGAACATCCTTTGGAGTATTGAAAAATTCGTATTGCAGCGCGCGCAGGCAGTGGTGGCCGATACGCGACGCTCCAAGATAATCGCGCGGCGCGTCTTTCTCCCGCTCCGCCCTTACGGCGGCGTCAATAAGCATTGAAATCCGGCGTCCCTTGAACCTGTGATTGAAATCCAGCCCCTGCGGCTCTTCCGGCTTGTGCATGAGATCAACCTCGTTAAAATACGCATGCCGTTTTCCGTGACACCGGCGGCATAACACAATGAGATCGCCGTCCCGTTCCTGAAAAAGGCGATCATACGAAAGATGGTGGACTTCCAACCGTTCAGCAGAGCCGCATTCCTGACAACGCCGCCCGGCAAGCCGGAGAGCTTTTTCCCGGCGGGCTTCCCAGTGACCGGTCTTCAAGTACTGTTCGTAGGGAACGCGCCTAGCTTTTCGCCGTAACATTGCAGTAATGCAGGCAATAGAAAATCGAGACGCCGTACAGCGCGGACGGAATAGTGAACACTCCGGCTGCGTATAAGTCGGCGCGGCAGTGAACGGAGTCTTTGCACACCCTTTGGCCGTACCGGCAAAAGAACATGGTTTCCCCCGTTCCGGGCAAAAGAGGCTCACCGTACGCTTCCAGCACACTTCTACACAGCAGATCCACCTCTTGCTTGGTGAACCCGCATACAGGTTTCTCCAAAAGCCCCGCCGAACCGAGCCGGGACGCAAGCAGCTCCAAATCAGGCATGAAGCACCTCCCGTTCAATGGCCTGCCTGTTCCAGAAAAAATTCAGGGTGCAGGCGGCGCTGTATTTGGTGAACGTGAACATGTCCTCCTGCCCGTAGCCAAGCCGCTGCAGGAGTTCCCACTGCTTTGCCGTGGCCGCGTCGTTGAGCCAGCGCCGATTCTTCTTCGCCGCGTCGTCGCTTTCGTTCATGCGCAGAAAGTCGTCCGCGGCGGCCAACGCCTGCACCCGTTCCCCCACCATGATTCGCCGCAGAGCCCGCTCGTCCTTCAATCTGCCCAAGGCAAGCCACCGTTCTCCATCCGCAGAGCACACCGCTCCCCATGCCTCAAACCCGCTGGCCAGCATCACCCGACCGGAGCCGAACACGTCGCACCAACGGAACGGAGAAGCGGTCAGTATATCCACTTCCTCCATGACCACATTGGACACGACTTCCGGATCATCGGAACCGACTTCTCCAGGCGCGGCCCGCTCCGGCCCCTTGAACACATGGCCGCAAATCGGACATTCTATGACGCCGCAGGGGATTTCCGCACCGCATTCGGGACATGGTTTCTGCTTGTCCTCCATGCGCACTTTGCTTTCCAGATCCCGATGCGTCGCTAACGACCGCCCGAAATCCATGACGACGCAATCAGTCTTCACCACCCCCGGATAGCGGGCCGGATCCACGGTGCGCAGCCCGCGCCCAATCATCTGGAGCATGGTGGACTTGAATGAGCACGGGCGCAGCAGAACGACGCAGCTCACCGGCTGAGAGTCGTACCCCTCCGTCAGCACCGCGACGTTGACCAGAACCTGCACGTCGCCCTCGTCGAAACGCCGCAACAGAGCGGCCCGCTCGAAAGATGACGTCTTGCCGCTCACGACCGCCGCATTCACGCCCTCGGCGCGAAAGGCTTCCGCCGCGTGCTCGGCATGGCGCACAGTGGAGGCGAACACGATGGTCTTTCTGTCCGACGCGAGCTTTTTCCACTCCCGCACCACGGCGGCATTGTGCACCTCCATATCCAGCACGGCCTCGGCCTCGTTCATGTCGAATTCGCCGGAAGCGGTCTTGCGCAACGACGCCAACCGATCATCCGTGCCTTCAAGCGTGCAGACGAACGTCCGGGGCCGTACGAGGAACCCCATTGCGATGAGGCTGTGCAGGGAAAGCTGATCGCAGCAATTGCTGAAGATATGGCGCAAACCTTTCCCGTCGCCCCGCGCGGGCGTGGCCGTGACCCCAAAAATCCGGCAGTCCGGGTTCTTATCCCGCACGGCGTCCACGACCTTGCGGTAGCTCGGGGCCACGGCGTGATGCGCCTCGTCGATGACGAGCAGATCCAGTTTGGGAATGGTGGATAGAGCCCTGTCCCGGCACAGCGTCTGCACCATGGCGAACGTGGCGTCCCCTTTCCAGTCTTTGATGTCGGCGTTGAACATCCCGACGCGGGCGCGCGGGTTGACCTCCCGATATTTTTTCGCATTCTGGAAGGTCAACTCGTCACGGTGCTGGAGAATAAGCTGCTTTCCGCCGACACGTCCGGCGAGCGCCGACAGGAGCACCGTTTTGCCCGCGCCCGTCGGCGCCACCGCCAAGGTGTCGCCATGCTTTTTCAGCGCGGCGACAGCCTTGGAAACCATTTGTTCCTGGTACGGCCGCAAGATCATTTTTCTACCTCGCCCAAGCGGGAACGGGGGTAGGGGACGGAGCGGGTGCAGAAGGACGGGCGGGCTCCTGTTGCGCACTCCACCCGGAGCTGGAGGTCGCCTGCGGCTGGCCGTACTCCTTCATGTCCGGCGTGATCACCGTATGGATACGGTTCTTGTCGGCATATTGCCCGGTCTTGTCCTTCTCGACGCCGAGCTTGGCAATGAACGTCAGCCCGCAAAAATCCTGCCAGCCGTCGATGCGGCGCGCGGCCTGTGCGGACTCTCCCATATCGTCGGGACGAATACCCCGGGCACTTTCCAGAATGGCGCGCAGAGTAGCCCGCGTGATGTTGCCGGCTGTGGATTCGCCGCGTTCATTCAGCTTGCCGCCGGAAACAATCAAAAACTGCCAAATCTTCCGCTTGGCATACGGCCCCTCGGAAACGACGAATTCGCAGTCCAGCATCAGCGCGTCGGACGACTGCGATTGCTTGAACCAGCCTCCATCGCCGGCGCCACCGGGCCGGATGCTCATGGTCAACGGGACGATGGTGCCCGCAGGGATCGGGTCGAAACCAGAAGACTGCCTGTCGGCGCCGTTGAAATCGTAGCTCATGACTTATCCTTTCAGATTATAGGTGTAAGAAGAAATAGCCTTGCGTTCGCCCCGGTGGATTTTCTCCATCAGCCCGCCAAGATGCGGCTGTTCGATCATGTCCAGTTTGCCGGACCGGTCTCCGGCCGGATAGTTCCACGGGTTGGGCCGGGAACAGACAAACGCCCTGTACGGCGCCCCGTCATCCGCTTTCAATTCGGTCATGGTGACGACTTGATCCACAATGCCGGGGAGTTCCAGTCCGGTCTTGGCTCCCTCAATCTGCGGTTCGAAAAACTCACGGTTGAAGTCGTCCCGTTTGGCGTCCAGCAGACCTACGAACCAGACGTTGCGCCCACGGATATACTGAAGCTGCGTCACCCAACGGATCATCTCCTTTCCGAGCAGTCCATACGCCCCGCGGGAATCCGGCTTTCCCGTCTTCTCGCTGAAAGCTTCCGGCTGGCCCGATGCCCACTGGAAACACAGCCTCGAGGCCACGGTGATGGAGTCGATGAAGAGAGTCCGGTATTTTTCCGTCGTGGCGGGATCGCCATACTGCCCAAGCACATAATCGTAATGAGCCTGGCTATACGGCTGGTCCGGACGCATGGCGGGGTTTGGCCCGCCGAGAAAACAGGCCACGTCCCGGGCCGTCTCCCAGTCCCGGATCTCGAGCGAGTCGCCGCCCCAGCCCCGTACGGACAGCCCGCCCGCCTCAAGGTCGAGGAACAGCGTCGTCTCCGGGTCAAGCGTCCACAAAAGGGAAGTCTTGCCGATCTTCGCCGGGCCGAAGATGACGCCCTTGATGCCGCCCTGCTCCTCCATCCGCTCATCGGCGGTGATGATGCGAAAACCGTTCATGGGTGCCCTCCTGCGTTTACGGACGACACCGGAGTGGCCCACAGATCCGGCCGGAGCAAATGGCGGCTGATGCCAAGCCCCCGCTCGTACCTGACGGCGTCCTCAGCCGAGATGGCGCGTGTCCCGTTACAGTGCCGCCACACGGTGGCATAAGCGATGCCCGTCCGCCTGGCGGCTTCCGCCGGGGTCAGCCCCATCTGATTGATGAGCAATGCGAGTGTGTTCATAAGTCAAGATTATTGACTATTGTCAAATTAAATGCAAGATAAAATTTTCCCCTAGTCAAATTGACATATGTCAATTGTTTCCATACAATTAACCCATGTACGCAGAAAAAATCCTCCACATTTTGAAAAATTACGTCGAACGCGAGTTCAACGGCAATGTAACGGCTGCCGGATCCTACTTTGGCATCAACCCACACACGCTGCGCCGCTGGCTTCTCGGGGATCGCACACCTACGCTCAACGAACTGGGAAAAGCCCTTGATCTCATGGGAATTGACGTCCCGGAACATGGTGAACGTCTCGAGGGGTATGACATGGTTCCGAAGGTGACCGCACGGGCCGGAGCGGGTTCGTCCCTGATCACGTCCGACGAAGTGCTCGGGTATTACGCCTTCCGCCGCGACTTCCTGAACCGCGTGGGCATCCACTCCAAGGAATCCGTCATGCTCGACGTCATAGGCAACAGCATGGAACCGCTCATCCGCCACAAGGACACCATACTCGTGGATCAGTCGGTCAAGGAACCGAGCGACGGCAAGATCTTTCTCGTGGGCCTCGGTGAGGAGCTCTTGGTCAAGCGTCTCCAGCGCACGGCCCGCGGCTGGCTTCTGCGCTCGGAAAACCGCGATTTCGCGGACGTAGCGGTGGAAGGTCCCGACCTTGAAGCTTTCCGTGTCTATGGACGGGTGCGATGGTTCGGAAGGGTGCTGTAGTAAAACAGATATTACTTATTATATTTTAAATTTTGTTATAAAAACATAAATAAGTATTAGGTGTTCAAATGGCTATCATTGAAGGCGGTACTGATATCAAAGTTAAAACATCGATGTCAATCGAAAAATGTTTTATACGTAATGTTTTTGACAAGATACTTATTCGTTACAGAATTAATATTATATTTATTTTAGCATTATTATCAGTATTAGCTTTTGGGTATTTCTGGTTTGAAGATAAAAAGATTCAAAATTTTCTGTATTTATTTATTAGTCCATGCGTTTTGGCAATCAGTTTTTGTTATGA